ATGAACAACACGTTTTGTTCCAACAATATAAATAGCAACAATTACACGCTCTCAAATTTTTCTAGCATGTCACAGCCATTCTATGTCTTTCTCTCCGAATTTGCTTCGGAGGCTTTCCAATTTTATGCGCATTCTCGTCTTATTGACCTTTTTGGTACTTGGACTGGACTCCTATATTTGTTTCTACATGGTTTTTTCATGTGGGCAGTATGGCGGTTTTACACCCAACGATCTAAGTCACCAGACGAGTTGTTCACACTTCATGCAATTGCGTATGCAGCTATCTATACTGTCATGGGTTTCTTCACGGTTATGCCTCTTTCTCCTTTTGCTCTCACAATTACTATTGTCGGAGCAGGTCAGATGGTATGGCGAGCTTGCGGAGGGCTTGGACGGCTTACTTATGCGATACGGACTGCACCAATAGGATTTCTTAAGACAAAAATGACTAATGCGAGATGGATAGTGTTTACATACTACGCAGCTTATGTTGTGGATTGGGGTTTCTTTCTTACCGTAGCATTCGGTGTATATTATGCACTGAAAACAAGAATTGGAAAGAAAAAACAGTATGAAAAAATAGCTGACCTTAATACATCCACCGCTCTTGAGTGGATTTCCATAAGTTTACGTACCGGCGCATTGATAGGAGGTTTTGTCGATTTAGGCTTTTCCCTTTTACCGCGTGATGTAGCGCTACCATCCATGATTGCGTCCCTCATCAAATCTTTAGCAGATCTTTTTGAAGAGGAGACACCTCGCTCTACCGCTGCCGCTTGGAATGCCGAAGGACAAAATTTTGTTCGCCCACATCCAGACGACTGTGACGACTGTAAGGCTGGGCATTGTGCCCGACGTGATCATCAGAAAGTTTACGAAGACTGGTCAGAAGAAATGCATGAGAAATATCCACGATATTTTTCCAGTTCTTCGTCTTCTAAAGGGAAGGCTAAAGAGAGTGACGATGAAGATGAATACGACCTCTGTGAGAAATATTTTCGAATAGTTTCTAAATTAAGACATAAAATAACTGAGGTTTGGATTCAATATCGACATCGTATTTCACTTGTAGTGTTTGCTTCGGTGTGCGGACTTGTACTCTACCTTTTAGTGCACAAACGCCAACTTCTCCTTAAATATATTCGCCACGTACCCAGCGAAGGAAATAGCGATAAAGGGAGCCCTCATACGTCTTTGACTGTTGATACCAATAAGCAACCTGAGACTCCGCTAATGTTAATTAGTGGAGCCACGGCTGGCAGTGAGGAAGCTAAGGGGAAGAATAAAGGAAGAGCTAAAGGCCGCAATGGCCGCCGAGATTACAAAGCTCGTGGAGTGACACGTAAGAAGACTAATACACGAAATAAAAGGTCTGATTATGTGCTTTATGATGATGACCGTATTACCGATATGATGATTGATGGTGAATATGTCACCCCTTCAGATTATTTCGGTGATGTTCTACCTGTTGGTCATTACATCATAACTCGTGATTTTGGTACTCATATGGAAGATGAGGAGTTTACGATTGTGGCACCAGGCCAAGAAGTTGACAATGAGTTCATTGATGAACCGATACCATCATACTCGATTGCCTGTCCCTGTTGTTCTCTCAACTTCCCAATGAACGATGACAAGCAAAAGCAGAAATATTCAACACATGTCAAGCACTGCTGTCCTTTCTGCCTTGAAAATGACCGAAATCATAAGCCTACTTGTGATGGACCAAAGCAAACTGCACCTGTTAAAAAAGAGCAACCAGAATCTCTTAATTCTACTAAGCCTAAAGTAGATTTACAAATCCGGCAATATACCTGCGAATTATTAGATGTTAATAAAAGACCTATTCTTAATGGGTTAGTAACGAAGGCCGGGATTCTAACCAACCGTCATGGGCTTGCCCAGATACGTTGGCTTCGACAGGGGGTGCATGAATTTCAACTACAAATGGTGGGAGATGAACCAAAACTTAAGTCATTCTCAAAAGTCCACCATGGCGATCTAATCTGTCTTCCATTGGTTGACGGACTTTGCGCTTGTTCTCCAAAACAATTTGATATACCAACCGTTGGACAAACTATCGCTGTTCACTCATACCTGCACACATCGGTTGCGACAGGTGTAATTAGTGAAATAACAGATGGTGATATTGTTCATGATGCGTCTACGTCTGAAGGAGATTGTGGTGCTCCATATGTCAATGTCAACGGAAAAATTGTTGGATTACACTATGCCGGTTCACCAAAAGGTAGAATTAAAAACCTTGGCATAGCGATCACAGACGACCTACGACAAGATCTAGGTCGGATGTGCAACGCAAAAAACTAGATCGTCCCCTAGAGGCGCCGTATTACGAGGCGCCGTACTGGGGGGGGGCAGGCCGTCCACATTTGCCCCTATTTAAAATATCGAATTACAAGTACCGTCCACTTGGTACTAGTATCTACCACACTGCTCCCTGGGCCGGGGAGTACCAAGATGATAGTTCTTATATCCCCACCATCTTGGAGGAACAAACACTTTTAAAGGGGATGGAAAAAGCGTACGATCCAAAATACCAGCTTAATGAAGAAATAATACAAAAAGCACAATCCTATTTAGAGAAAAAATTTAAAAGTATTTGGACTAAAAATCCAGAAAACTACTTTATAGGTTATGAAGAAGCTTTAACTAAGTTGGATTTAAAAAAGAGTCCCGGTGATCCTTACTTTCTTTGGCATCCCACGAAAGGCCGTGCTCTTCAACTAGACCCCGAGATGGTTCGACAGAATACATCCGCTATGTTTAGTCTAGAGCCTCCTGTCTGTCGCTTTAACCTCACTCTGAAATCAGAACTGCGTCAAAAGGAGAAAGTAGAAGCTGGAAAAACTCGAGTTTTTATGGCGGGTCCACTCCACCATTTGATCGCTTGCAATCAATTGTTTTGCGTTCAAAATGATCAAATAATGGATCGTATGGGTCAACACCCAATCACTATTGGAATTCAATTACCTGGTCACGAGTTTGTACGTGCGGTAACCCGGTTAGGGCTATCAAAAGGACAGATGCTTCCGCTCAATGATGCGGATGTTTCTGGATGCGATTTAAGGTTCAACCTACGGGCTGCGCGTGTGATCCGTGACCTTCGCGCTAAACATTTACCACCTAGATTTAAGCCATACATTAATTACATATATGATACTGTTTATTGTGGAGTTGGCATTTGTTTAGGCAATGTTTATCGGGTTTTTGGAAACAAGTCTGGGTGGCTGAACACAGGCCACGACAACAGCATTTTTACATGGCTTATGTTGGTGTATTCTAGTTTGATTTTATATCCTGACACTGACCCTGATCATGTTTTTAAGTTGTTAGTTAATGGTGATGATGTTCTTATGTGCGTTCTGAAAGGAGAATTACAGTTATTAACTGATTGTTTAAGAGTCCAAGGTTTCTTTTTAGAAACTGATGATTTCACGCCCAGGAATGTATACTCCGTTCAGTATTTGTCCCATTCATTACGTAAACGCTACGTCCATCACTTTGGGGAATTCGTTTTAGCTGCGGGTAATCGAGAAAAGATGCTCTGTTCTATAAATTGGATCAAGCGAACTGAAGGCTTAACTTTCGAAGAATCTTGTGTTGCTCACTTGGTAGGTTTGCGCATTTGTCTGTTTCCATGGCAAAGCGACTTTGAGGAGATTGATACCTTACTTGGTAAATATCTTGACAAAGTCGTGATTACACCTATAATGACTGCTTGTTTACAGGCACGACTATCAGAAAAACAATGTGCGTTAATTCATACCAAGGTGGAAGGGTTATTTTTTCCTTGTCCACCCTATGTAGCCGATGTCATTGTAGATATATTGGGTGCTTAAAGTCCAGCTGCGACGCCCAATAATTTTGCTAGTGATTAAACCCACTAGCACCCAAATGACACGTAAAAATGCTAATTCACGTAGAAAAAAGCGGGCCACAAAGCCCCGTTCAAAAGCCATCAAGACTGTTGTTGTACAACAACAAACTAAAAGACCTCGTCCTAAGGGGTCTCTTGGATCCAGAGTCGGAGCACGATTGGGAGGTTTTCTTGGAGGAGGAGCTCAACAACTCTTTAAGCATATCACAGGTTTCGGTGCCTACCGGGTGCGAGGTAATACTCTCATGTCTGGGGAGGTGCCCATTATCCATAACAGCGGAAATGCCTCTGGGACCCTTGTGCGACATCGCGAGTATATTGCCGACGTCTTGCCGACGGCCACATTTACTCTTAACTCGTACAGCATCAACCCAGGGAATAGTGACTTATTTCCCTGGCTTTCAGCCATCGCCTCATCTTATGAAGAATACAAGTTCCGAGGGCTTATCTTTGAGTTCAAAGCAATGAGTGCTTCAGCCTTTTTGGGGACTAATGGCAATGTAGGCCTGGGGACCGTCATCATGGCAACGCAATACAATGCGTTGTTCCCTGATTTTCCGGATAAAAGGACAATGGAAAACTATGAGTTTGCATGCAGTGGTAAACCAAACGAAACCTTTATACATCCCGTTGAATGTAGCCCATCTCAGACTGTTGTCGAACATATGTATGTCCAGGCTGCGGGCTCTGCGACACTGGGCGACGCCAGGTTCTATGATTTGGGTAATTTTCAAATTGCAACGATTGGTTTCGACTCCGCTGCAACTGGAGTTATTGGTGAATTATGGGCAACTTATGAGGTAGAATTATATAAGCCAAAAATAACACAACCTTTGGGTATAGGTAATCTTGGTGCACATTTTTTTGGTGTCAGTAACATTTCTGTTCCTGCCCAACCTGTCACCTCGAACCTCCAACTTTCTTCAACGTCCACGTGTCCATGTTCTATTTCTTTTAATGCTAGTACTGGAGTAGTTACCTTAGCCTTCCCAACAGAGTGTGCAGGAAATTTCCAAATCACACATTCTATAACAGCTGGCTCTGGAGTTTCTTACCAGTTTACTCTTAATAGTTTTGGGACAAATATCAGTCCTTTGAATATAGCTTCACAATATAGTTCGGGTTCCAACAATGTTGTTTACTATGCCAATTCTGGCAATGGTTCAACTACTGCTGTTACTAACTATTTTGTGACAATCAATAATGCAACTGATGGGCAGTCATACGTTTATTTTAGTTGGGTGAATGGCGTAACCTTAACAAATGCGGTTGAGGATTGGTACATAACGCAATTGCCCTACTCCTACAAATCGGGAACCGGTTAATCCCTTTTTGTTTGTCTAATCACCTCTTGTATATACAATTTCCTCCTAACCTATTTTAAACAAATTGTACATATCTTTTTGTTATAAATAATGTTTTGTTTTCTAGGACAGTGGTTTCAATATCTGTTCCTGTTTCAGAGAGACACCCTATTGG